CCAAAGCACAAATTCTTTGGATGGATATTGAGTGGTTGGGTCTTGGTACAGTTAGAATGGGATTTGTGATTGATGGGAAGTTTATTCACGCACATTCTTTCCATCATGCAAACTTAATTCAATCAACTTATATTACAACAGCATCTCTTCCTTTGAGATATGAGATTGCTAACACTGGAATTACAACTAGTACAAGCACTCTCAAACAAGTTTGTTCTTCTGTAATCTCTGAAGGTGGTTATGAATTGCGTGGATTACAACAAGCAGTTCAAACACCAATCACAGCGCCAGTAGATTTACCAACTCCCGCAGGAACTTATTATCCTGTGATTTCTATTCGTCTCAAATCTTCCCCAAATAGATTAGATGCTATTGTAATTTTGACTGCACTATCACTGATGGGAACTGGAAATGGTCCACAATATAATTGGCAGATGAGAGCATCAGCAACTACAAGTGGAGGCACTTGGGTAAGTGCTGGTGTGGATAGCGCCGTTGAATATAAGATTGATGGAGGAACAGTAAGTGGTGGAAGAATTTTAGCATCTGGTTTCTTCTCATCAGCAAATCAATCTTCTGCAAATGTTGATATTTTGAAAGAGGCATTATTCAAGTTTCAGTTAGAAAGAAATGGACTAACTGGAACACCCTATGAATTAACATTGGTAGTTGCATCTGATACTGCTGGTGCTGATGTTTATGCATCATTAGATTGGGAAGAAATTAGTAGGTAGTTTTTATGGCAATTGAAGACATTCAACTTAAACAATCTGATGCATATCTCTCTAATCCAAACTTAAAGAGAGCAAATACACCTATTCAATGGACTCAGGAGCAAATCATTGAGTTTCTTAAGTGCAAAGAAGATCCAGTATATTTTGCCCGCAACTATATTAAGATTGTTTCTCTTGATCACGGATTAGTTCCATTTGAACTTTATCCTTTTCAAGAAAAATTAATTACAAGATTCCATAAACACAGATTTAATATCTGTAAGATGCCTCGCCAGACAGGTAAATCAACTACCTGCGTTTCTTATCTTCTACATTATGCAGTCTTTAATGACAATGTAAATATTGCTATTTTGGCGAACAAAGCGTCCACCGCTAGAGACCTCCTGCAGCGTCTACAACTCGCTTATGAGAATTTGCCTAAATGGATGCAACAAGGCGTCTTACAGTGGAACAGAGGTAGCTTAGAACTTGAAAATGGTTCTAAAGTTGTTGCCGCTTCAACCTCAGCCTCTGCAGTTCGTGGTGGATCTTATAATATTATATTCTTGGACGAATTTGCATTCATTCCAAACCATATTGCAGATGACTTTTTTGCGTCTGTTTATCCTACAATTTCTTCGGGACAATCAACAAAAGTAATTATTGTATCTACGCCTCGCGGTATGAATCACTTCTACCGTATGTGGCATGATGCAGAGCGTAAAAAAAATGAATATATTCCTACAGATGTTCATTGGTCTGAAGTTCCCGGAAGAGATGAGAAGTGGAAAGAACAAACAATTGCTAACACAAGTGAACAACAGTTCAAAGTTGAATTTGAATGTGAATTTTTAGGATCTATTAATACACTGATTAATCCAGCAAAACTTAGAAACTTTGTTTATGAGGATCCAATAAAAAGAAATGCTGGACTAGATATTTACGAAAATCCTCAAGAAGATCACAATTACCTGATAACTGTTGATGTTGCCCGTGGTCTGGGAAATGATTATTCAGCATTTATTATATTTGATATTACCAATTTTCCATATAAGGTTGTAGGAAAGTATAGAAATAATGAAATTAAACCAATGTTATTTCCAAGTGTTATTAATGAAGTTGCTAGAGGATATAATGATTCTTGGTTATTAGTAGAAGTAAATGATATTGGAGATCAAGTAGCAAATATTCTTCATTTTGATCTCGAATATGATAATATTTTGATGTGTGCTATGAGAGGTCGTGCCGGACAAATAGTGGGATCTGGATTTAGTGGCAAAAAGTCTCAACTTGGAGTTAGAACAACTGCCGCAGTTAAAAAATTAGGTTGTTCTAATTTAAAAACATTAATGGAAGATGATAAGTTAATAACTGTAGATTATGACATTATTTCAGAATTAACTACATTTTCCCAAAAACATAATTCGTTTGAAGCAGAAGAGGGATGCAATGATGATTTAGCAATGTGTCTTGTTATTTTTTCTTGGTTAGTTGCTCAAGATTACTTCAAGGAGATGACGGATAATGATGTTCGTAAAAGAATTTATGAGGAGCAAAAAAATCAAATAGAACAAGATATGTCTCCATTTGGATTTATTTCTGATGGATTAGAAGATATGAACGTAGTAGTAGAAGAAAAAACGGGAGATCGTTGGATGTTTGCAACTAATGAAAATAAACTTGATAGTACTGAAATATGGAATGTGGACGAATATGGAGATCGCTCATATATGTGGGAATATCATTAAATGGACTTAGAAGAGCAGTTTGAAGTAGAACATCTGCTTTTCACAGAAAGAAAATGTAGAGTTTGTGGTATTAAAAAAAGTTTAATAGATAGTTTCTACAAGACAAGAAAAAATAACACTCTGTTATCTTCATATTCTTATGAATGTAAAGAGTGTACTATAAAGCGTATTAAACAGTCTAAAAAGTCCAAAACATATTGCACAGATTGGCAATATCCTGATTGGTGAACATTCACGCAGCGTTTCCCCAATTAAGATAGTCATTTTAATAAATATTTCTAGATAATTCTGGATATCACGGAGAATAAAGATGCCTCTAAATTTAGCATCTCCTGGAATTGTAGTTAGAGAAATTGATTTAACCACTGGAAGAACTACTCCATCATCAAATAAGATTGGTGCAATTGTTGCACCTTTTGCTAAGGGACCTATCGATGTCCCAACACTAATTGAAAATGAAAATGATTTACTCAACAATTTTGGAGAACCATACCCAACAGATAAGCATTACGAGCATTGGTTAACAGCTTCCTCATATCTTTCATATGGGGGATCGTTAAGAGTTGTAAGAGCAAATGATAGTCAATTAAGAAATGGTTTTGTTGGAACTGCAGCAAGCATCAAAATTGATAGCGTAGAACATTATGAGGCATTGGGTTATGATGAGAATCCACTTTCTAACGCTGTAGTAGCAGCAAGAAATCCAGGTTCTTGGTCAAATGGTATTACTGTTGCAATTATCGATTCCAAAGCAGATCAAATTTTAAGTGGAATTGATACAACTTCATTTCAAGTTGGTTATGGAGTTACACAATCTGTTGACGGTAGGGTGAGTCCTGGAGCTGGAACTACTTCAGTTTTGGATGGTCACTTAAAAGGTATTATTACTGGAGTAGGAAATAATAATGTTCAGGTAAAGATTCTAAGTCACGTATCTGCTGCAGGAACTGAATCTTTAGTAGATTATCAGCAGTCTGGAATCTGGACTTTTAGTTCTTCTGGTAGTGTTGGAATTCATACAAATACCGGAACGACTGCAATTGGAACCACCACTTATACTTCAAGACTTGATTGGTTTGAAGAGCAAACACTTGGAGTAACTTCAACTTCTACAATTGAATGGAGTTCTCTTGCACCAAGACCCGGAACTTCAGCATATGCAGATTCAAGAAATTCAAGATTTGATGAAGTTCACGTTGTTGTAATTGATTCTTTGGGAACAGTTACTGGAAATGCAGGAACTATTCTTGAAAAGCATCTCAGTCTATCTAAAGCAAAAGATGCTGAGTTCTCTGTAGGTAATCCATCTTATTGGAGAAAGTATCTTGTAAATAATTCAAGTTATGTTTTTGGTCTTGGTTCCCCAACAGGAATTGTAACTACTGGATTTAGTTCAGATTTTATTCTCCAATCGGACGATGATTGGGATCAAGATGCTGATGGAATTATTTTTTCGGCAATTGGTTCTTATGTAAATCAACTTTCTCGTGGAACAGATTATAGTGGTGTGGTTGGCGTCGAATCCTCCGGTGCTTTATCAGCAAATTTAGCAGAACTTGCAGATGGATATGATTTATTTGAAAATACTGAAAACTTTAAAGTAGACTTCCTACTTATGGGATCTGCGGCATATGATATTACAACAGCTCAGGCACTTGCTAATAAATTAATTTCCGTAGCAGAACTCAGAAAAGATGCAATTGCATTTATTTCTCCATATAGAGGTGCTGCGTTGAATGATGCATCTAACAATCAGGTGGTAACAATTTCGGCAGAGGATATTACTCAGAATACTATACAATTTTATGCTTCCGTTGCCTCTTCATCTTATGCAATATTTGATAGTGGATACAAATACATGTATGATAGATTCTCCGATACCTTTAGATATGTTCCATTAAATGGTGATATTGCTGGTCTCTGTGCCAGAACTGATATTAATGTTTTCCCATGGTATTCGCCAGCAGGAACAACAAGAGGTGCTATTCTTAATGCCGTTAAACTTGCATACAATCCTTCAAAATCTCAAAGAGATAGACTTTATACAAACAGAATTAATCCAGTAATTTTCTCACCTGGAGCAGGAATTATTCTGTTTGGTGACAAAACTGGATTAGCAAAAGCATCTGCATTTGACAGAATCAATGTTCGTCGCCTCTTTGTTTACCTCGAAGATGCGATTTCTCAGGGAGCAAAAGACGCTCTCTTTGAATTTAACGATCAGATTACAAGAACAAACTTTGTAAACACAATAGAACCATTCCTTCGTGACGTTCAGGCTAAGAGAGGAATTTTTGATTACGTTGTTGTTTGCGACGAAACAAATAACACCGCTGCGGTGATTGACAACAATGAATTTGTTGCCGATATCTACATTAAACCAGCAAGATCAATCAACTTTATTGGACTGAACTTTATTGCCACCAAGACTGGTGTTGACTTTGAAGAAGTAATTGGAAACTTTTAATTAACCTAGAGGTTTAAAACAATGGCAACCAGAACCCAAATTAACAACATTCCATTCAGGAAGATTACAGACTTTAAGAGTAAACTGTCGGGTGGCGGCACCAGAAGTAACCTCTTTGAGGTTGAACTTTCGTTCCCGACCGCAGTTGGTGTTGATAATAATGTTTTAGATAAAGCAAGATTTCTTGTAAAATCTGCTGCATTACCATCTTCAAATGTAACTCCATTAGAGGTAGCATTTAGGGGAAGAATGTTAAAACTTGCAGGAGATCGAACATTTGAATCTTGGACGATTACAGTTATTAACGATACCGATTTCGCAATTCGTTCAGCTTTTGAAAAATGGAGTAATTATATGAATCGCCTTTCTGATAATACTGGTACAACTGATCCAGCACTTTATCAGGCAGATGCATTTGTATATCAACTAAATCGTGATGGAAGTATTCTAAGAGCATATCATTTTTATGATATTTTCCCAACAGCAATTAGTACAATTAATCTTGCATATGATAATGAAGCAATTCAAGAATTTACTGTAGAAATGCAAGTTCATTGGTGGGAGGCAATTAGAGGAACTTCCGAGTTTGCGGGTGGGGATGATATTAACTAAATAGTAGATAACAACGGTTTAAATTTATAAAATGGCGAAACTTTTTGGTTTTTCAATTGAGGATGAAGAAAATAAATCCAAATCTATAGTTGCCCCCGTTCCTCAGACAGATGAGGACGGGGTTGATTATTTTATTCAATCTGGATTTTATGGACAATATGTAGATATTGAAGGAGTCTATAGGACTGAATATGATTTAATGCGTCGCTATAGAGAAATGGCATTGCATCCAGAGTGTGATGCTGCAATTGAAGATGTTGTAAATGAAGCTCTTGTAAGTGACTTATATGATTCTCCTGTAGAAATTGAACTATCAAATTTAAATGCAAGTGATAAATTAAAAGAAATAATCAGAAACGAATTTAAGTCCATTAAAGAAATGATGGACTTTGATAGAAAATGTCACGAAATTTTTAGAAACTGGTACGTTGATGGAAGACTTTATTATCTAAAAGTTATTGATATGAAAAAACCTCAGGAAGGAATTAAAGAACTGAGGTATATTGACCCAATGAAAATGAAGCACGTTCGCCAAGAAGTAAAAACAAAGGGTAAAAATGGAGATCCAATTGTAAATAAATTGGCAATAAATGCAAATTTGACAAATTCAGAACTAAGTTATTCTGACATTGAAGAGTATTTTATTTACTCACCATCCCCCAATTATCCAATGGGATCTATGGGAGGTTTATCTGGAGGAGCATCTAAAGGATCTCTTAAAATTGCAAAAGATTCCATTACATATTGTACTTCTGGACTTGTAGATAGGAATAAGGGAACAGTTCTTTCATACCTCCATAAAGCAATTAAAGCACTGAATCAATTGAGAATGATCGAAGATAGTCTTGTAATCTATAGACTATCAAGAGCACCTGAGCGTCGTATTTTTTATATTGATGTGGGCAATTTGCCGAAAGTAAAGGCAGAACAATATCTCAAAGAAGTTATGTCTCGCTATCGTAATAAACTTGTTTATGACGCAAATACTGGAGAAGTTCGTGATGATCGTAAGTTTATGAGTATGCTTGAAGATTTTTGGCTTCCAAGAAGAGAAGGTGGTAGAGGCACTGAAATTACCACTCTTCCTGGTGGTCAGAATCTTGGAGAACTTTCTGATATTGAATACTTCCAAAAGAAACTCTATAGGGCACTTGGAGTTCCTGAATCTAGAATTGCTGGTGGTGGAGATGGATTCAATCTTGGACGTTCTTCGGAAATCCTAAGAGATGAACTTAAGTTTTCTAAGTTTGTAGGTCGTCTTAGAAAAAGATTTTCAAGAATGTTTAACGACATTCTACGCACTCAACTTCTTCTGAAAAATGTAGTATCTCCAGAAGATTGGGAAAAAATGGAAGATCATATTCAATATGATTTTCTGTATGATAATCATTTTGCAGAACTTAAAGAAGCAGAACTATTGGGAAATAGACTTGGTTTAATGGTGCAGATTGAACCATATCTCGGAAAATATTTCTCAACAGAATATGTCCGTAAAAAGATTCTTCGCCAAACTGATGCGGAAATTATCGAAATTGATGCACAAATTGATGATGAAATTGAGAAGGGAATTTTACCCGATCCAAATGCACCTGTAGATGAAATGGGAAATCCAATTCCACAAGAAGGAATGCCTCCAGAAGGTGCCGCTACAGAACAACCAGCTCTTGGTGAAGTTCCAATGGAACAACCAGCACCTGAAGCTTCAGAAATTCCAGCAGAACCCAAAGGTGGGAAGATATAAATAATCTTATAAATATAAACTTATTTTTATGGAAGAACTTATCGATTTGATTGCAACTGATGGAGCACCTTCGGATGTTTCCAGTAAAATTAAAGAATTGTTATATGCAAAAGCCGCTGATCGAGTAGATGCTGCTCGCCCAGAAATTGCGTCATTAATGTTTGGTGACGAACAAGTAGAAGAAAATGAGGACTCTGAGTAATGGCCATTAAAGTTGTTCAAAATGTAGATAGAATTTCTCCCACAGTTTCCACAGCTGCGACTAGTAATCCTATTGCATTGAAAGCTGGATATATCAGAGTTTCTACCGGATTAACTGCTGTTTATGTAGAAACCGGATCAAATCCAATAGTTTCAGTAAATTCTTTTTATCTTCCACCATACAATAGTGAAGTTTTAAAAGAAAGAATTGCTAAACAAAAAATTGCTGGGATTACAACTGGGACATCTACAGTTATTACATTTGCACAAAATGCCGGTAATCCATTTATTATTGGGGATTATGTAACAATTGAGGGTGCGGAACCATCTGGTATTAACACAGTTCATCAGGAAATAACTTCAACAACAGATTCCTCTATCACAATTGCTGCTAATACATCGTCAGTAGTTGGTGTAATAACAGTTACAAATTCAACCGTTTCTAGAAGTGTAAAAGTAGCAGCACTTGCTGATGGCGCAGCAACAAATGTAAGCATCACAGAAATAGTACAATTAGTCTCAGAATAAAAATGAAACTTATCACAGAAGAAGTCTCACAAGTAGAATTTATTACCGAAAAAGTAAACGGTAAAAAATGTATGTTTATTGAGGGTATTTTCCTCCAAGGTGATATTTGCAATCGCAATGGAAGAATGTATCCAATGCAAACTCTTTCCCGTGAGGTAAAGAGATATAGTGAGGCATTTATCAATAAAGGTCGTGCTCTTGGAGAACTTGGACATCCAGATGGACCAACTGTAAATCTGGATCGTGTTTCTCACAAGATTGTTTCTCTCGAACAAGATGGAAGCAATTTTAGAGGTAAGGCACAACTTCTTGAAACTCCTATGGGTAAGATTGCCCAATCTCTTTTAGATTCTGGTGTTTGTCTTGGTGTTTCTTCTCGTGGTGTAGGTTCACTTAAAATGACTAATGAAGGTCATAAAATTGTCGGTGAAGACTTTATGCTTGCTACAGCAGCAGATATTGTTGCAGATCCTTCAGCACCTGATGCTTTTGTTCAGGGAATTATGGAAGGTAAGGAGTGGGTTTGGGAAGGAGGAATTCTTCGTGAAAAACTCGCAGAATCAACAAAGCGTAGAATAAATACGTTAGTTGATGAAAAAACGCTCCAGGAACATAAGGTTCAATTGTTCCAAGAGTTCCTTTCAAATTTATAAATTATAAATAAATATAGATTATATCTAACAATCAAAACAAATGTCCGTTGGTAGAAATTTACAAGAAAT